GTCCTGTCAACTATTTACCAGAAGGATCACAATTCTCGTATTATGGTTCATGTATGGGAGCTGTTACGTCTAGATCAGATATTAGACGTACCCCAATTTCACATATTGTTACAGAAGTGACGGGAGTGGAGAATATTTGGGGTGCTCCGAAAATGAAACCAGAATGGTACGGATGGCAGTTAGCTATGGCTAATGCCAGTCATCCAGGTGAGCCATTTCCACATAAATTATTAAATGTAGCTGTTCACGATTATAAAGCGCCTTTGTTGGCGTTGGTGAATAAGTTACAGTGGAAGACTACTCCGCTGACAGACATACATAATGTTAACGGCATTCCAGGTTGCAGATTTATTGACGCAATTAATTTTAAAACGTCAATAGGTTATCCTTTAACAGGACCTAAATCTAGATATACTTTTGATTTAGAGCCTACGAAGGAGGGAAATCCGCAAAGGATGTTCACGCAGGAAATTATGGACGATATTGAGCGAGTATTAGCATATTACAAACGCGGTGAGCGTGCGTATACGATTGCTAAAGCTTGCAAGAAGGATGAAGCTTTGCCTGTTGCAAAGGGAAAGTGTAGAATATTTTATGGTAATCCTATATCTCTTACCTTTTTGGTGAGAAGATATTATTTACCAGTTATTCGTTTTCTTCAAATGAATCCATTAGTTTCGGAATGTGCCGTTGGTATTAATTGCCATGGTCCGGAATGGGAGGAATTCCACCATCATGTTATGATTTTTGGTGAGAATAGGTTATTCGGTGGCGATTATAGTAAATATGATCAGAAATTACCTTCGCAATTATTAATAGCGTCTTTACGTATATTAATTGATTTAGCTGAGGTAATGGGTTATAGTCAGGAAGATAGAGACATTATGAGTGCTATGGCTGGCGATATTGTGTACTCCTTGATAGCATTCAATGGAGATTTAGTAGGCTTGCAATCAGGCACACATATTTCGGGCAATTCATTAACAGTGATATTGAACGGAATTAGTGGTAGCCTGAATTTGCGTGCTTATTTTTATACACAATATAGTTCTAGTATTGCATTTCGTGATGCGGCTAAGATTATGACATATGGTGATA